TTCTTTAGTTAGTCTACCAAAACACGAAGCAATTGCTTATGATCTTTTTACAAGAGTGTTTATAGAAAGCGAGCAACCCGGTCTAAGCTTCTATCAGCACAGATTGTTAAGTTCTTTCTATATGATAGAGAAGAATGGAATACAAGTAAAGGATGGATTATTCGAAGAGAGGTTTGGAAAGACTTTTTCTAAAGTAGCAGGTAAGAGTTATACGCAGTACAACTATTACACAACAACTGGACGTCCAAGCAATAGGTTTGATGGAATCAACTTTGCAGCTCTTAATAAGGAGGATGGAACTAGAGAATGCTTTCAGAGTAGGTTTGAGGATGGTCAATTAATTGAGATAGATTTTAATGCGTACCACCCACGCCTGATTGCATCACTTGTTGGTTATGACTTCGGTAGCGACGATGTATACGAGCATTTAGCCAAGCATTACAACAATACAGAAACTCCAACCAAAACACAAATCACTTCAGCAAAAGAAGCTACCTTTCGTCAAATATACGGAGGAATTAGTAAGCAATATATGCATGTTCCATTCTTCAAAGCAGCAAGTGGTTTAGCTAGACAGTTGTGGATTTATGGGAAAGAGCATGGATATATAGAAAGTCCAATATCAGGCAGGAGACTTATAATCGCCAATTATAAGGATATAACCGAATACACACTTTTTAATTATTTCATTCAAATGTACGAGACTGAATTTAATGTATTAATGCTTCAACCAATTCTTTTAGGTTTAAATGGTAAAAGAACAAAACCAGTTCTCTACACGTATGATAGTATTCTTTTTGATGTACCTGAAGGTGAATTGGAATATCTATTAGAGACGGTTATTCCCAAAGCAATTGATATTGTAAAGTTTCCTATCAAAACGAAGATTGGATCTAGCATTGCAAACTTAGCTGTTTATTAATTTTGCAGACTATTTATAACCAAAGGCATATATTATGAAGAGAGGGTCTATCAGGGATTATATACGAGAAGAGATTGAAACAATCCTGCGTGAAAAGAAGATTAAATTCAAACGTAAATCAACTTTGAAGGAAACTGAATCCACAGCGAACGCTCAAGACGACCAAAAAGTTGCTCAACTACAAGCGCAAAAGGCAGACAAAGAAAAACAAAAAGCTGGGATGGATGGTGAAATTGCTAAACTAAAGCTGCAGATTGATGCAATTGAGAAGAAATAATGAGACCACAGCTACTTTGCACATTCACCTATATTGATAAATTACCTAACTGCATAGGAGAGGTTTATAAAACTTACACTGTAGAAGCAGTTTCGAATTTGAAATGCTATTCTTATATTGAGGAGTCAAATAATGTAGTGTGTGTTTATAATGTCGAGGGAAGTACAAAGCGAATGAAGGATACTATCTCGATCAACAGAAAAAAAGAAACAAATACATTTTATAGCATAAACGCTTTGAATTCATTAATCCGAAACCTAAATAATGGAGTTTTGGATAAAACATTCAGAGTAGACTGGACCCACTACCAGGACATGATTTTATTGTCAGACAGTGAGTATAATTGCAGAGCAATTAAAATACAAGAGCTTTCACGTTAAGTGTTGCAAAAAGAGAAAAAAAGTAGTATAGTTAAGTAAGGCCAGTAAAAAGAGGAAATGGTTTCTCAGTAGGGTCAGTAATAAACAAATAAATAAATAACAGAATGGCAATCAATTTAGATGCGATCAAAGCAAAGTTGCAACAAATGCAACAATCATCAGGTGGAGGAACAAAAGCAAGTGAGTTCATGTGGAAACCACCAGTAGGAAAATCTCAAGTACGTATTGTACCCTACGCATTCGATAAAAACAATCCTTTCTTGGAATTATACTTTCATTACGAAATTGGTAAACGCACAATGGTGTCTCCAATATCTTTTGGACGACCTGACCCAGTAGTTGAGTTTGCAGAGAAATTAAAAAAATCTGGAGATAAAGATGACTGGAAGTTAGGAAAGAAGATTGAACCAAAGTTTCGTGTATATGCTCCTGTAATTGTACGTGGTGCAGAACATGAAGGTGTTAAGTTTTGGTCTTTTGGAAAGCAAATCTACACAGAGTTACTTTCTCTAATCTCAGATCCTGACTATGGAGATATTACAGATTTAATGAATGGTCGTGATGTAACTGTAGAGCATATCGCAGCAGAGAAAGAAGGAGCTTTTCCATCTTTTACAGTACGTGTTAAGCCTAACATTACTCCAGCTACAACTGAGAAGGATGTTGCAGAAATGATTGTATCAAATCAAAAACAAATCACTGAGTTATTCACAGAACCAACTTATGAGGAGATGACTGATGTATTAGGTAAATGGTTAGATCCATCATCTGATGCAGATGCTCAAGGTACAAAACCTGCAACTAAACCAATCTCTGGTGCAACAACAGCAACTGGTACAGACGATATTTCTTCAGCATTCGATTCATTATTTAACTCCTAAGATTTATGGCAAAGTCTGTGAAGACACCCGATGAAATATCGGGAAGGGACGAACTAGCTTCAGTGCTAGCAGATAGTCTCAATAAAAAGTTTAAAGACTTCAAGGCTGCCCATTTCTTAAGTGGAGCTGAAGAAACTCCAACAGATTTAACAGAGTGGGTCGGAACTGGCTCCTCTCTGTTAGACTTGGCAATCTCTAATAGACCTGACGGAGGTTTTCCAGTTGGTCGTATCATAGAGCTGCAAGGAATGGAAGCATCCGGTAAAAGTTTAATAGTAGCTCATACATTAGCAAATACTCAAAAGAAAGGTGGACTTGCAGTCTACATTGATACAGAGAATGCCTTAAGTGAGGAGTTTCTAATAGCTGTTGGAGTTGATGTGAAGAATATGCTCTATGTTCCTTTGGAAACAATCGAAGATGCATTTGAGGCAGTTGAGAGTATTATAGAAACAGTACGTAAGAGCTCAAAAGATAGATTAGTTACCATAGCAATCGATTCAGTATCAGCAGCTACAACTAAGGTTGAACAAGATGCCGACTATGAAAAAGATGGTTGGGCAACTACAAAAGCTATCTTGATGTCAAAAGCGATGCGTAAGATTACAAACATTATTGCAAAGCAGAGAGTACTTCTTTTATGTACATCTCAGTTGCGTGAGAAGATGGGAGTGATGTTTGGAGACAAGTACACTACTTCGGGTGGTAAGGCTTTAGGCTTCCATGCAAGCTGTCGAATTAGATTGAAGGGAGTTGGTAAATTGAAAAGTGGATCAGGTAAGACTGAGCAGATTATTGGAGTACAAACAGAAGCTCAAGTAATCAAGAATCGTATGGGTCCTCCATTCAAAAAAGCAACCTTTGATATTTACTTTAACTCAGGAATTGATGACTACAATAGTTGGTTAACAATGATGAAGGACCATGGGATCATATCAGTATCTGGTGCATACTACACTCTAGTTAATGAAGAGACTGGTGAAGAGACACGATTCATGTCAAAGCAGTGGAAAGGTATGCTCGATGGTAATGCAGAGTTAAAACAATATTGTTACAAAAAAGTCTGTGACATCTATGTTATGAAATATAAAGATCAAGCAATTATTGATCCAGATGACGTTTCTTTAGATGAAGGAGAATTAGAAGACTAAAGTTTCAGTATTTGCTTGATATTTATAGTCGTAGAGTTGCGGCTACAAATAGAAAACACTTACTAAGACCTTTGATGAGTAGAGCCGCAACCTCGAAAATCAAAGGTTTCTTTTTTTATGAATTATCAAAAAGTATACAATCAAATTATACAGAAATCAAAATTAGAAGCCCGCGTAAAGGGTGGGGATATTTATTACGAAGCTCACCACATAATTCCTAAATGTCTAGGAGGACAAGGAAAAGCGCATCAATGGCGTACGCATTCAAATTTAACTCTTCTAACTGCTAAAGAGCATCGCGTCGCCCACGCATGTCTTCACCTAATCAATCCTCACAATCAGAAATTAGCTCTTGCGTATGTCAAAATGTTCTACGGAAATGGCTATCAAAATAGATCAGGAAAAGTTGATTCTAAGTTGTATACTGCAGCTAGGGAGTTAGCTTCTATAGCTGCTTCACTTAAGCGAAAAGGAAAAACGTACGAAGAAATTATGGGAGAAGATAGTGCTAAATATAGGAAGATGTGCCAATCTAAATCACTTACAGGAAGAAAACACACTAGCGAATCTAAGGAGAGAATGAGAAAGCCTAAACCAAAAGGATTTGGATTAAAAGTCAGTGCTGCTTTAAAAGGGCGTATCTTTAGTGAGGAAACCTTACATAAACACCAAAATAGACGTAAACCAATATCGCAGTTTAGCTTGGATGGTGTACTAGTT